ATCGAAGTAAAGAACGCAGAAATGTTCAATGGTATGCTTAAGATTGCTTTGGAGCGTTTAGTTCCAGAAGAACAAAAGCCAAAGAAAGTTAAGATTAAAACTGCTGGTAAGCCACAAGTTCTTAACGAAGGAGAATAATATGGCATTCTTAAAATCTTTAAAAAGATTTGCTATGTCAATGTTTGAATCTATTGCTGAGGCACGTAAAGCAAGAGCAGAAGCAATCACAAGGGGGATCGGAAGATGAATTTTCTAGATCTAATAAAGAGTTTCTTTACCCTTCCAAGAGAGCAATCTGCGCTTGAACAATTCATTAATAGCAAACGTCCAACAAGTGCTGCAGATGTAGAACATTGGACTCGTTACTTTTATGATAACAGAACGAGGTTTCTATGATGTCTGCAACATTAAATAATCTTGAAAGTGCGCTTGCTGGTGAGTCAATGGCTCATATCAAGTATCGTTATTTTGCTAAGATCGCTCGCGAAGAAGGATTCGAAGATGTTGCAAAACACTTTGAACATACTGCTGATCAAGAGATTAAACATGCTTGGGGTCATCTTGAATTGTTAATCGGTAAGCCATCCACTAAAGAATGTTTACAGAAAGCAATTGATGGTGAGACTTATGAGTATACAGAAATGTATCCACAGTTTCAAGCGATTGCAATTTCAGAGGGAGACCTACACGCAGAAAAAGAAATGCGTGGGCAGATTCAAGAATCCTTTGAACATGCGCAAGAGTTCAAGGCTGTTTTAGCAAAAGCTGAAAAGCGTTTCAATGCTTTAAAGAAAGTTGAAGAGCGTCATGCTAATGCTTATAAAAAAGTCTTGGAGGATTTATGATAGAAATAGTACGTATGTGTATAGTCTGTGGTCACGTTCATGATGAAGACTTAGAAGGTAAGTGGGATGAACTTCCTGCTGACTTTGAATGTCCTGAGTGTGGTGTTGGCAAAGACGAATACGAAACTTTGTAAGTAATCGTAGCAAGTAGGGGGACTTTCGGGTTCCCCTAAATACTTGTTATGATGAAAGCAAAACTATCACCAAACCTAATCTCTTTCTTTCTGGTTCGCAGAGGGAATTGGATGCTCAAGGTTTCTGTTTATAAAAATAAACAGATCTTAGTTTTTATGCAACACGTATATGATATGGATAAAATTGTTATGCAATATTTCCACGATCAAAACCAAGCAGCAGATTTTATTGAATACATGATAGAGGAATAATATGATTAAAGTTTTTAAACTATTGAATGGTGAAGAGATTATCGCCAAGACTGAATTAACTGAACTTGGTTATACATTAAGCGATCCAGCTGCAATCGTAATTCAGCAAACAGAAAAAGGTGTTGGCGTTGGACTTGCTCCATACATGCCCTACGCTGAAAGCGACATTACCCTTTACGCTACTTCAATTGCTACTGAGGGAATTCCTGCCGCAAATATGGCAAACGAATATAACCGAATCTTTGGCTCGGGTATCGAGGTCGTTTCCGCCAGTGCCCTAAGTGGTCTAAAGATCGTCTCGTAGGACGTGCTAAAACGACCGTAGGGACGTTTTACGGATCCACTTGGGGGTTTACCCACCTTTGCCTGCTTAAAGGCTCTCTCGGGCTGTAAAAAGTAATAAAAAAGGTTTACTTTTCAAGAACTTACAAAACCCTACTTTTAGTAGGGTTTTTCAACATTTCGCTTTACTTTAATGCAACCTTGGAGTATAATAGTTGTATAAATGATGAAAAGGAAATGACTATGTATAAATCTAAAACCGAATTACGTGCTGAGACTGAAAAAGCACTGAAGAAGTTTTTGAAACAAGGTGGTTCTATTGAGGTTGTAAAATCCCGTAAAGCACCTAAAATGTTGATGCGTGGAAAAACAACTCGAGTTGCTTCCACTGGAACATCGGGTTTCGCTGTTGGTTTTCCACGTAAGTCTTTCGTTTAATCTAGGAGATCGCTATGCTATCATGGAATGAAATGTCACCTCTTGAACAAGCCCAATGCACTTATTGGGATATGTATAAAGATGCTTACGGCACTCGACCACGTGGCATCGATACCAGCGAGTGGACGCTGGAGGACTTCGAGAAAGAATTCGAAGTCCTCGCTACTGCTATTGAGCACGAGGAATTGTGCCGTAAGATCGATGAGGCAGAAGCGATCCTCAAGTTTGAAGACAAGGTTACAAACCTTATGCACACTGGTACTAATCGTGCTCGTGTTATCGCTTGGCTCATGGATTCTGTTGACGCAGGTGGTGATGCTGAGTATGCTTGCTACTTGTTTGGCTTGCCCTATGGTTATCTCAAGGAAGTAGCATGAGAGTCTTTCAAGAGATAACTTCAGATTGGGTTGGTAACGTAACCAACCATATCTATTACTTGACTGATGATAAGTCAAAGATGGTTGCCTTCTATAATGTGAATACTGGTGAGGTAAAGAAGTTTATCAAGCCAATTCGGTTTGATATGAGATATAGAAAATTCAAGGAGTTGAAACACAAATGAATGTAAATAAATTTTTAGATAGTCTTGCTGCGAATGCTTCTCGTAATTTTAAAATTGAACAACTAGAAGCCAACAAGAATGATGAGACCTTGCGTGAGGTAATTCGCCTTGCTCTAGATCCTTTTACTCAATTCTATCAGCGTAAAATTCCTACATATACTAAAGACAAACATACTACAACTTTACACAATGCCCTTGGAGCACTTTATGATTTATCTTCCCGTAGCGTTACTGGTCATGCAGCAATTGAATACTTGCGTATGCTTCTCTCATCTTTATCAGAAGATGATGCAAAGGTTATTGAACGAATCATTCAGAAGGATCTAAAATGTGGAGTTCAAGTATCAACCGCAAACGCAGTGTGGACTGGTTTGGTGAGCGAATATCCCGTAATGTTGTGCAGCCCATTCGAGCAGAAACTGGTAGACAAGATAAACTTCCCAGCATACGCCCAAATGAAAATGGACGGCATGCGATTCAACGCAATCGTCAGAGATGGTAAATGTGAATTTAGGAGTAGAAATGGAAAAGAAATTTTATTACTTGGTAACCTTGAGCAAGAATTTATTGCTCTTGCTGGCTCTGTCGATTGCGTGTTCGATGGTGAGTTATTGGTTATGCTTGATGGTGATTATCAGTTTGCTGATCGCCAGACTGGCAATGGAATCTTAAATAAAGCAAACAAAGGAACTATCTCTGAAGAAGAAGCAGCAATGGTTCATGCTTCAGTTTGGGACTTAATCCCTTATGTTTATTTTGCTGATGGTAAGTGTCCAACTCCATACTCAAAACGATTCTCAACTCTTGAAGCGATTGTATCAAAACAAAAGTCAAAGAATAAAAAGATTTGGACTGTTACATCAACTATTGTTGAAACACTAGAACAAGCCCAAGAGATCTTTCAAGATTATCTTGCGAAAGGTTATGAGGGTATCATTCTTAAAGATGGCTCTGGCGTTTGGGAAGATAAGCGTGCAAAGCACCAGATTAAATTCAAAGGTGAACTTGAATGCGATCTTAAGATCGTTGCAATTGAAGAAGGTACTGGTAAGTATGCAGGAATGCTTGGATCTTTGATTTGCGAATCATCGGATGGTGTAGTTAAGGTAAGCGTAGGTTCTGGTCTTACAGATGCTCAACGCAAGAGTTATGGTCAAGAAATAGTTGACAAAATTGTTTCAATCAAGTATAATAGTAGAATTAAGAACAAGTTGGGTGATGAGAGTTTATTCCTGCCAATCTTTGTTGAGATTCGTGATGATAAAGATGAAGCAGATTATTCAAAGGATATAAAATGAAAGTAGCAATCAATCGTTGTTTTGGTGGGTTCGGTATCTCAAATGAAGCATTTGAGAAACTACTTGATCGTAAAGGTATTGCTTTTGACAAAGTAGAGAATGAATCCAGACTGTTGGGTAACTCTTATTTTGAAGCAGGGCATTCTAACGAAGATGATCATTATCTAAGCGACTATGAATTCTGTAATAATAGATCAGATCCAGATTTGATAGCAGTTATTGAAGAGATGGGTACTGCAGCAAATAGTTGGGCTGCTGATATTTCTATTGTAGAAATTCCTGATGATGTAGAGTGGCATATCCATGACTATGATGGAATGGAACACGTAGCAGAAAACCATAGGACTTGGGGTTAATGGCAGATGTAATTATCCTCAGTGGTGGTCAGGAAATGCCTGAGAATTACCCGAGGATTCAAAGGTCTCTTGGACCTTATAGAGTTGCATCAGAATTAAAGAAACAAGGTTATGATGTATCTGTTATTGATTACATTCAATATCTTAGTGTAGAAGAAATCATTAATGCCTTGTCAAAGGTTTTAACAAATAAAACTTTATGGGTTGGATATTCTTCTACATTTTTTTATAGTAATACACCAACAGCTACTGCTACTAGTAGAATGTATCAGAACATATCTTACTCTAAAATATCAGAGATATATTCATACATCAAAACTAATAGCAATGCTAAGATAGTTTTTGGTGGCGCAAGGGCACTTCAAACTCATGCAGATCCTCTAGTAGATTATTACGTAGCAAGTTATGCTGATGTTTCTTCTGTTGATTTAACTAATTTTTTGGCTGGTAAAGTCTCTGACCTTGAACATAAACAGGATATCATTATTGGCGAAAGTAAAAGTGTACTGATTGACTCTGGTAAATATAAAGAACCAGAAATGAAATCTCTAGATACTTTCTGGCACGACAGTTCATTCAATTTGCTTCCGACAGAAGCAGTGCCATTAGAGTTTGCTCGTGGTTGTATTTTTAAATGTAAGTTTTGTTCTTACCCATTACTTGGAAAAAAGAAAGGGACTTATATCAGAGATATGAATCAAGTCAAAGATGAACTTGTTAAGTTATGGGAAGTGTATGGAACTGATACATTTTATGTTACTGATGATACCTTCAATGATGATAATGACAAGATGGAAGACTTCCATAAGTTATTTACTTCTTTGCCATTCAAACCAAAGTTTACTGCATTTCTTAGACTAGATTTAATAAACAAATATCCACACCAAGCAGATCTTCTTTTAGAAGCAGGTTTAATTGGTAACTTCTTTGGCATTGAATCGCTAAACTATAAAAGCGCAAAGGCGATTGGTAAAGGTTTGCATCCAGATAAAGTTAAACAGAGACTTGAGTGGGTAAGAGAAAGGTGGAACGGTAAAGTAAACACTGGTGTTGGATTTATTATTGGATTGCCGTATGATGATGACGCTTACTTTAAAGAGTTATATGACTACGTAACTTCATCAAATTATCCAGCACAGCATACGGTATTCAATGCTTTACATATATTTGATAAGAGTAAAGGTGTTAATCTTTATGGTTCTGAGTTCTCAATGAACGCTGAGATATATGGTTACAAGTTTAATGAACAAGGTTGGTATCATGAGGAGCAGAATCTTACATTCAGTAAGTGTAGAGATATCGCTAACGAATTTAATAATGTAATGCGACCAAGAAACAAAGTTGCTGAATTTCAAATGACTACATATTTAAATGCAGGTGTTCCTTTATCGGATTTAATAAGTTTAAAACAGTTTGAGATTGAACGAAAATATAATATCCCAGTATTGAATGATATGAGATTGATGATGTATAAACAAATGATTGGAGCAGTATGAGAAAAGAACTTGACGAAGCATTGTGCGCAAGATATCCTCTGATCTTTCGAGATCGTAATGGAGATATGAAGACCACAGCCATGTGCTGGGGTTTTGAATGCGGTGATGGATGGTATAATATCATCGATGTTCTTTGTGGTAAATTGTGTAGCGAATGGCTTGGTGCCAAGAGTCGTTATGAATTCATCAAAGATAGAGTTGGTGAAAAGATGTATGGTGGCTCTGGTGATATTATCACACAAGGTGAGATCGATCTCCGTAAACAAATTATGGATGAGGAAGCCAGCAAGGTTCCAGTTGCTGTTCAGATTAAAGAGAAGTTCGGTGGACTTCGATTCTATGTTCAGGCTGCAACTGATAAACACTATCAGTATATTTCTTTCGCAGAGTCTATGAGTTATCGTACTTGTGAACAATGTGGTGCTCCAGGAAAAAGATACACTGATGGTTGGCATAAAGTTCTTTGTGATATCCATGCAGATATGGATGGTCGTGAACAAGAATCAGTTGATGATGAAGGAGAAGAATAATGTTTTATGGTAAAGAATCTATTGAAGAACGAGTAGAACTTCTACGTCAAGTTGTTTCTGGAATTATTAATATTCCTGCTCCATCTTACTGTATGGGAGAACGCTGGAATGATGAGATGCGTATCAAACATGGTTATACTCAACTAGGAGATGGCTCATGGGCAACTGTAATTGATGTTAATTCATATCTTACTAAGATGAAACAAGATATGATTGAAGTATATGAAAACTATCAAGATTCTCTAAAGAAAAATCGTTTATTGAATCGTAAAAAATATGAGATGGAATATGGTCTGAGGGTTGCTCAGAAATCTTTAAACAAAGCATTATCAATTGAAGGAGATATCGATGAGTGATAAAGTATGGGTTATGGTTGAAACGATTGGAATGTTTCGTCAACGATATATGGTTGAAGTTGATCAAGCACATCCAGAATATGCATTAGATGATGTAACAATGGAGCGTCCAAAAGAATTCTCTCAGAAATATCTTGGTGAAACAATCACAAGCCACAGGGTTGTTTCTGAAGAAGAAGCACTTGATATTTGTGATGTAGATAATGATTATTGTCAGAGTTGGACAGAAGAACAAAAGATCAAAGCATTCTTTACTAAAGATGGTGAAACGAGGGACTTTTAATGTTTATATTTGACGTAGAAACTTTGGGTGTTGAATCAAATGCAGTTATCTTATCAGCAGCATTGCTTCACTTTGACCCAGAGAAACGTCCAACCTACCAAGACTTGTTAGACAATGCTTGCTTTGTTAAGTTGAACGCAAAGGATCAAGCAAAACGTCTTGGACGAACTGTTGATGTTGGAACATTAGAGTGGTGGGCGAACCAACATGAATATGTTCGCAGTGTATCGTTTGATGCAAACTCAGTAGATATGTTTGCGGAAGATGCACTTAAAGAGTTACATAACTATATGAACAAGTTTGTAAATGCAAATGGTCAGACTATGTGGGCACGTGGTTCTCTTGATCAGATGGCTATTGATTCACTCGCTAAAAAACTTGACATGCAACCTATTACTGGGTATAATATGTGGAGGGACGTTAGAACTGCTGTTGATTTAATGAGTGGTGGAACTAATGGTTATTGTGAAGTAAATCATCCTCTATTTGAACGAGCCCAAGTTATTAAACACCATCCTGTTCATGACTGTGCTCTCGATGCTATGATGCTAATGTATGGAAAGAGTTAATGGAATTTTATACTTCAGTACACCCGATTGGAGATCGAATCTTTATTCGTGGTGTGGAGAATGGTAAACGCTATCAGCGTAAACTAGACTTCAGTCCTACCCTTTACGTAACTTCAAAGAAACCCTCCAAGTGGAAGACACTGGAGGGA